CTTGCCCGCCCTGCGGTGTGCGAGGAACGTTGGGCATGTATCGTCGCACACCGCAGGGCGGGCAAGACAGTCGCCTGCATAATGGATCTGATAAAGCGCGCAGCTGAGTGCAAGCGCAAAGACCCGCGGTTCGCCTATATCGCGCCAACCTACACGCAGGCCAAGGACGTGGCTTGGGCCTATCTGAAAGCATACACCGCCGGTATTCCTGGCATGTCTGTGAGCGAGACTGAGTTAAGCGTTACATTCCCGACGAACTCAGCGCGCATTCGGCTTTACGGGGCAGAGAACTACGACAGGCTTCGCGGCCTGTATCTGGACGGGGCAGTGATTGACGAAGCGGGCGACTTAGACCCGCGCGCCTTTCCCGAGGTTATCCGGCCCGCCCTGAGCGACAGACAAGGGTGGGCAACCTTCATTGGCACACCAAAAGGCCGCAACGAGTTTTTCCGCATATACGAGCGGGCAAAGATTACAGACGGCTGGTTCTGGGGTGCTATGCCAGCGTCGCGAACCGGACTGATCAAGCCGGAGGAGCTCGCTGACGCCCGCGCCATGATGACGCCGGAGCAGTATGCTCAGGAATATGAGTGCAGCTTTCAGGCGGCGGTTATCGGCGCTTACTATGGCCGAGACATGGAAATTGCGGAGCCGCGCATTCTGCCGCTCGCGCATGACAAGTCGGCTGATGTGTTCTGCGCATGGGACTTGGGCATAGGCGATTCAATGGCGCTCTGGTTCGGCCAACAGGTCGGCAAGGAGATTCATTGGCTCGAATATTACGAGAACAGCGGCTTCGGCCTCGATCACTACGTTGATTATATCAAGGTGCGCAGTTTTCCGGTTCACCTGCACCTGTTGCCGCATGATGCCGAGGCGCGTGAGTTGCAGACCGGGAAAACCCGCATGGACTTTCTGCGGGGCAGGGGCTTGGACTGCCGAGTGGTCGCAAGACACAACGTGGACGAAGGGATTAGCGCGGTACGCATGAAGTTCCCGCAGATGTGGTTCAACTCCACAGGCGAAGGCATGGATCGCGGGATTGATTGCCTGCGCATGTACCGCGCCGAATACGACGACAAGAACCTGACACTGAAAACACGACCACTGCACGACTGGGCTTCCCACGGTGCTGACGCCTTCCGCTGCGGCGTGATGGGCCTGCAACTAACCCAACGTGTGGCAATGCCGAAATTCACCCCGAGAGTGGTGGTCTAAGGATTCCTGATGGACGAAGAAACCCCAATCGACAGCGTTGACGCGCTGGCCGAACATGTTTCCCGCCTGAAGGACGCGGCTGTCTCATACCTGACGGAGCAATCCAAAGCCCGCGAGATGGCTATGGACTATTACGCCGGGAAAATGGTTGACCTACCGGCTGAGGTTGGCCGCTCGCAAGCCGTGGCAAACGTGCTGCGGGCGCAGATGAAAAAAGTTATGCCATCCGTCATCAGAACCATCCTTAGCGGTGGCAATGTGGTGGAGTACACGCCTGTTGGCCCAGAAGACGAAGAGGGAGCACAGCAGGCGACAGATTACGTCAACACGGTCTGCATTCGCGAGAGCGATGTGGAGAGGGCTATTTACGACGCCATTCACGACGCAATGCTGCTCAAGACCGGCGTTCTCAAATGGTCGGCCTATCGCCAGCGCAAGGTCACGATCCAGGACTACACTGACCAGCCGGACGAAGCGCTTCTTGGCCTCGTGGGTGACCCGTCTGTTGAAATTCTTGAGCACAAGACCAGTGAAGAAACTGATCCGCAGGTTCTGGCGCTTGATCCGAACGCACGTCGGCACTCGTTCAAGCTGAGACGGGTGACCGAGACTGTCACGCCAAAACTGGAGGCAATCCCTCGTGGCGCGTTCCTGATCACACCCGGCGCTGACAGCATTGAGGAAGCGGAGTTGTGCGGCGAGGAAATCATCCAGCCGCGCTCCGACTTCGTGTCGATGGGCTACGACAAGGATATGGTTTGGCAGATCGAGGCCCATGACGGCGGGTCTGATGATGACCAGTCACGTATGCAGGACGATTACTCGACTTCCAAAGCAGAAACCCGAAAGGCGCTTGAACTCATTCGCGTCTGGGAACTGTATGTGAAGGTCGATCAGGACGGAGACGGAATAGCCGAGTGCTACCGGATCGTGTTCGGTGACAACGGGGCCGATTCCAACAAGAACGTTGTGCTTGGTCTGGAGCCTGTAGACGAAGCGCCATATGCCTCTGTCGTGATTGAGCGCGACCCTCACCAGTTCGAGGGTCATTCTCTGTATGAGGATTTGCGCAATCACATGCGCATCAAGACCGCAATCCTGCGCGCCACGCTGGATAACACCTATGCGACCAACAACCTGCGTCCGGCCTATCGCCTTGACGCAGTGGCGAACCCGGAGTCCCTGTCGAATGGGAAATTCGGCGAGCCGATCATCCTGAACGCTGGTTTTACGCTGGACGACGCAATCAAGTGGGAGGTCGTCCCATTCGTCGCCGACAAGTCATTCCAGATGATGGAATACCTCGACACCGAAGCCAACGATATGACCGGGATAACGGACGCCTCTGGCGGTCTGGATCCGGAAAGCCTGCAAGACGTTACGGCGGCGGCAGCGCAGCTTGCCTCTGAAAAGGGCATTGCTCAGGCCGACATGATTGTTCGCTCGATTGCGAATGACGGGCTACGCAAGGCGTTCCGTGGGCTTCTGCGGCTTGTCATTGCACATGCTGACGGGCCACGCACGGTCCGCATGAAGGGCAAGTGGGTTCAGTATGACCCGCGCGTCTGGAACGCTGACATGGACTGCGTGGTGAACGTTGGTCTTGGTGGCGGGACGAAAGAGCGCGACCTACAGGTTCTTCAGGTCATCTATGGCCTTCAGAAGGAACTGTTGCTGTCGATGGGTCCAGATAACGTATTCGTCAAGCCGGATCAGCTTTACAACACGCTGTCGAAAATCACGGAAACCGCTGGCTTCCCGAGCGCGCAACCGTACTTCACCGATCCTGACCCGCAAGAGGTGCAGGCCAAGCTGGAAGCGCAAAAGAACCAGCCCAATCCTGACGTTGTGAAGATCCAGGAGCAGGGCAAGGTCAACGCCCAGCTTGAGCAGATGAAGGCGCAAACGACTGTTCAGTTGGAACAGGCCAAGCTGGAAATTGCGGCTCAGTCCGAGCGTATGAAGGCTGAGGTTGCTCGCGACAAGGAAATGGCCCAGATGCAGGCCGATCTGGCGACAAAACAGCATGATGCTCAGATGCAGGCCCAACTTGAAGCGCAGAGAGTGGCTTTTGAGCGTGAGAAGTTCAGCGCCGAAATGGCGATGAAAGAGCGAGAACTGAACGTCAAGCGCGAACTGGAATTGCTCAAGCTCGATGCTCAGGATACGCCAGATGGTGTGAAGTCGAAAGCCGACATGCGTGAGAGCGGGCTGACGGACGCCATGTCGAAAATGCTTGATACGCTTGCCAGGGCCAACGGGCCGAAGCGTGTTGTGCGCGATGCGAACGGGGATGTGGTCGGCGTCGAACCGGTGAACTGATGTCGAACAATGAAATGGATGAATGGCTGGCGTATCAGCACGACGCGGAAACGGAAATGCGTCTGTTTGATGGTCTGCCACATTCAGATCGTGAGTTTCTTAGAAATGCGCGGTTCCCATGGAAAATCCGCACTCTCATGGAGCAAGACGCGGAGAATTTCCCTGGCCGCGTTCATTCGCTGAAAAGGGGTGAGCGCGAAATTATTGCCGAGTTCGGTGATATCATCCCGGTGAACTGAAATGGCGAACAGCTTTGTTGGGTCGGCGAAAGGCACGACAAGCGCGAGTTGGAACTGCTCAAGCTGGACGCGCAGGACACGCCGGATGGTACAAAGTCCAAGGCCGACATTCGTGAAAGCAACATGACTGACGCAATGTCAAAAATGCTGGATACACTCGCCAAAGCCAATGGGCCGAAGCGGGTTGTCCGGGACGCAAATGGCGATGTGATCGGCGTTGAGCCGGTCCAGTAAAGGAGAACCCAATTGGGTGCCAGATACTCTGCGAATAAGGTAGGCACGGCCCTATCAACCACGAACGATTCAATGACCATCACCGCGCCATCGACCCGCGCGCTGAAAATCTGGGAAATCCGGGTGTATGGTCAGGGCACCACGTCAGTTGCCAATGAAATTCTGGTGTCCAGATCAACGGGCGGGGCAACGCCGGTCGCCATTACGCCGACGCCGCTGGCTACTCTGGCACCCGCCGCCGGTACGACCGTGGCTGGTTCGTGGACCACTCAGCCGACCCTTGGCGTGACGATCCGCAGGATTGGCGTCAACTCGAATGGCGCCTATTCGCCGCTGGTGTTCATGCCGGGTTCCGAGATCGAGGTGCCGCCGTCAGGGCAAGTCTCGCTCCGCAGCGCGGTCGGCACTGGTTCCGTCACTATCGATGTGGTTTTCGAAGAGATCGGCTAATAAATGGCGTTCTACTTCGTCAATGATGGCGCAGTAGATACCGCCGTTTCATTCCAGGAGGACTTGGAGGCCATATGGGCCTCTGGCTTCATCGCAGCAAACGCTGAAATATGGACGCAAAGCGGCGTAGGGTCTCGGCCTAATGTCGTTGCCGGGGTCGAGTTGCGGCAACCCTATTCGCAGCAGTTTGTTGACCCAATTGAGGCGCAGTTTTATCCGTCTTATCTGCAATCATGGGCCTCGGATGGGGCGCTCGATCGGCGGATGGATGATGCTTTGGCTGGCATTTCTGGGGCCGCTGATGTAACGCTTGATTTCAGCCTGTCCGCGACTGGCGTCGGCCCGATCATCATTCGGTCAGCCGATCCGGACGCGCCTAGCTGGAAACAGCTTTTCTACGACAAGCAGCTAAAGGAATTCGAGGACAGTCTTGACGAGATTGTCAGCGCCGATGACCCGCAGGAGGCCGCTCAGGAAGCCGTCGAGGCCTTCCAGCCGCTAGAGACGCCAAGCCCGATCATACGGGACAACCTGCAAGCCATATCCGAGGCCCTTCGCGGCATGACGATGCGCTCGCTTCGCAGGAAAGAGCTACAGGCGGAGATTGCTGACATTCGCGCTGAGTTGGCGCGGGTGGCTGAGTACAGGCGCAAGAGGCGGAATAACGAAGCGGCGCTGTTGCTGCTCTTGTGAGGATCGCATGAACGGCGAAGCCCAATATCTGCTCGATAACGAGCTACTGAAAGAGATTTTCGACCAATTGGAGCGCATTGCCATTGAAACTGGCATCAACGCGAAGATTGGCGACGACGAACTGCGGCGTCTCGCGGCAAGCGAAGTGCGCGCAATCAGATCCGTCCGGCTGAAGTTGAAATCGCTTCTGAGCGACAAGACCAATCAGCGCACGGATGCCGTGGCTTAGTCACGGTAACTTCACCAGCAAGGAAGCTGAGAACATGGACGCAACCGAACAGGTTGGCGAAGCCGAAGGTATTGTTGACGAGCAGGCCGAAACCGGTGGGGACGAGGATCAATTCTTTGACAGCCCCGAAGCCGCCTCAGAAGCACTTGAAGACGATGCTGAACCCGAAGAAGAACCCGTAGCTGAAGAGGCTGACGCGGAATCCGAGGATGATGATGGGGTCGAGGTCACACTCGACAGTGGCGACAAGGTCACGCTGAAGGAACTCAAGGAGGGTTACTTCCGGGCCAAGGACTACACCCACAAAACGACCGAAGTTGCGAACGAGAGAAAGGCCGTAGAGGCCACAAAATCCCAACTCTCGGAGCAAGCCAAGGTCATTGATACCGTGGCGCAGAACCTTCACGATTATCTGCAAAGCCTCATCCCTCCGCCGCCGTCGATTGAACTGGCGCGCACCAATCCGGGTGAATACCAGTATCAACTGGCAATTCGGGAAAACGCCATCGCCGAGCTTCAACAGCTTGGAACGATGAAGGGTGCCGTCGATCAAAGCCGACAGGCCATGTCGGAAGCCGAATTGCGCGACTATCAGGCGCGTGAGCAAGCCGCACTGGTGAAAGCCATGCCCGCGCTCGCTGATCCTGCCAAGCGCGCATCCTTTGACAGTCTGGTTAAAACCGCTGCCAAGGAATTCGGCTTCTCAGACGAAGAAGTCTCACAGACCCACGACCACAGGATTTTGCGCCTTGTCCATTATGCCCGCTTGGGCATGAAGGCCGAGGAAAACCGCAAGAACGCCTCGCGTCGGGTCGAGACACCAAAGGTGATGAAGGCAAAACCGGCAGCTTCGCCGGTCAATGTGGATAACAAGAAGGCCATGCACGCGCTCGCCAAGTCGGGCAGCTGGAGAGACGCCATCAAGGTGGATTTCGAGTAGCCCCCAAAACCTAGGGTGCTAAAATGGCAGTCATTACCAACACTTTTACCACGACCTCCCCCAAGGGTAACCGGGAATCGCTGAGCGACGTTGTTTCGCGCATCACCCCGGAAGACACCCCCATCTACTCGATGATTTCGAAGGAAAACGCTTCCTCGATTTTCCCCGAGTGGGAGATTGACACGCTCGCTGCTCCGGCTGCGAACGCTCAGCTTGAAGGCGATCAATACACCTTCAGCGCATCGGCCGCCGTGACCCGTGTGGGCAACTACACGCAGATCATGCGCAAAGAATGGGTTGTTTCCAACACCCAGGAAGCCGTGGACAACGCAGGCAAGGCCGAACAGATCAAGACGTTCAAGGTCAAGCGCGGCGTTGAAATCCGCAAGGATACCGAACTGGCTCTCGTGTCGAACACGGCGTCGGTTGCTGGCTCGACCCGCGTCATGGGCGGCCTGCCTTCGTGGCTGACCTCGAACGTGTCGCGCGGCGCGGCCGGTGCGAACGGTGGTTATAACCCCGTCACCAAACTGACGGTTGCCGCTACCAACGGCACCCAGCGCGCGTTTACCAAGGCGCTGCTGGATACCACGATGCAAGCGGCCTACGTGTCGGGCGCAAACGTCAAGTTTGCGGTCATGTCGCCTTACGTGAAGTCGGTTTTCGTTACCTTCATGTCGGACACCAACGTTGCGCCCTTCCGCATGGCCGTTGATGCCACCGGTAAGCGCACGATTGTTGCGACCGCTGACTACTACGATGGCCCGTTTGGCCGGATCGCCGTTATTCCGAACCGCATCATGGCCGCTTCGGCTGGTGTCGCGCGGAACGTCTTCCTTCTGGACGACGAAATGCTCGGCATGAAGGTTCTGCGGAAAATCCAGGCTGATCCGAATGTCGTGACGAACGCGGACTCGACCGCCGGCGTCATCATCGGTGAGCACACCCTCAAGGTCGCGAACGAAGCTGGCCTTGGCGTTGTGGCTGACGTGTTCGGCCTGACCGTTTCGACCTGATTTCTCTTTCAGAGACTGAACCCAGAGGGGGCGGGAAACTGCCCCCTTTTCCCATTTATAGGAGCGCCACTGTGGCAAAGGACGACACCAAGAAGGCCCCGGTCAAACTGCTTCACGCTTATTGGCCCGAGGAAGATGTCCGGGTTGACGCCGGTCAGATCATCGAACTCCCCCTTGCTGAAGCCAAGGCGCTCATCGCTGCCAACAAGGCGGAACGCGCCGATCCGATGCCGGGTGAAGAATGATCCGAGACGGCGATTGGGTGCTTCACGACTACGATTTTCACACCAAGCGCCAAGTATGGAGACGGTCAAACCCGGATGGGTCTGACACCTACCGGACGGATTATCACGTGGATGAAATTCTCTCAGAGAACCACGCAGACCGGATGGACAACCAAGGCAAGAGAATGGGGGAGTGGGCAAAGATTGCCTCTGTTCCCCTGACGCTGCACTACAGCCAACTCGCTGCGGCGCAGAACCAGAAAGACAGCCAATACATCGACAAATGGCTGGCAGAGAACCCCGCATTCAAAACCCGGTGACGCATGGACTATCCCGAACTCATCGCAGAAGTGACGGAGCGGAGCGGCGACAGCACTGTTGCCACCCGCGCGTCCATGTATCTGCGCATGGCAGAGGCAGCCATCGACAAGGCGCTGAGGATCGGGGATAGCGAGTCCATCGAGGTTCTGACGACCGATGCAAGTGGAGAAGCAACGCTCCCGAGCGACTTCTCCATGATCCGCATGGTTCAGATCGGGGTGCGCGAGGCCGAGGCCATCGACTTCCCGACAGCCACCCTGACGCCGTTTGTCCTGCCGCGCCCGATCTACGGATACGCTATTCGCGGCAACAAGATCGTCACAACCACCCCGAATACGGATGTGACGCTCTACTACTACGCCAAAATCCAGCCGCTCGACCTGACGGGGACGAACTGGCTCATCGAGAGCGACCCGGAAATCTATCTCTACGCGATGCTGAAACAGGTGTTCATGGCGCGGCTCGATGCTGAGAAGGCCGCCGCCGCAGAGGCCATGTTCAACAGCCTCGCCGCAGAAAAGCGCAGCGCTGATGCGATTGTGCGGTTCGGTCGCAAGCCATTCAGAGCGGCAGGTGCCCTATGACTGTCGCAAACATTCTTCCAGAGGTTCTTGCTGAGTGTGGGGTTGACCTCACGTCCCCATCCATCGCGGACAACAACTTTCAGATGCGGCAAATCCTGTCTCTGATGAATACCGCAGGTAAAGACATTAACCGCCGCGCCGAATGGACGAAGGCGGCAGCAAGTTTCACCGTCGCCAATGCCTCCTCGCAGACGCTTCCTGCTGATTTCCAGGAAATGTCTGATGCTGGCGCGGTGATATGGGGCTTGAGCGGGCACGTGCCTGTTCGCCCCTGCCTTTCGCCAGAACTCTGGCAGTTGTTTGAAAAGTTCCCGCCGACACAGCCCTATTACATGCTCCGGGATGGCAAGATTTACTTCACCGAAACCATCGGCTCAGAGGGCGCAGAGGTCCGGTACGTCTCGACGAACTGGATCCCCGGCAAAGCTGCAATAACCACTGACACAGATCAGCCGATATTCCCAGACAGCCTGCTTGCGAGGGCCACCATTTGGCGCTGGAAGCGGCAGAAGGGTTTGGCCTACGACGATATACTCGCCGAGTTCGAGGCAGACCTAGAAGCGGCTGTGAAGGCCGACAGGGGCGTTGCGTGAAGCTGCTTTCCCCGGCTCGTGAGCGTCCCAAGGACCGTTACGAGACAAAATCTGAAAAGGCAGCAAAGGCGGCTCCGGTCAAGATGCCCGCTCCGGTCATGGGGTGGGTGGAAAACCAGTCGCTTGCCGCTGAAATGCCGAGTGCGGCGCGGGTTCTGGAGAACTGGTTCCCTACGACCTCAGGCGTTCGGGTTCGCGGCGGCGCGGCCAAGTCTGCCACCATTGGAACGCGCTGCAAATCGTTGTTTTCATACCAGACGGCGACTGTTTCCAAGCTGTTTGCCGCCTCGGCAAGTGCAATTTACGACATTTCGGCCCTGAACCCCTCAACGGTTCCGGGCGCTTCTGTATCCGGCTTGACCTCTGGTTACTTCTCGACCGAGCAGATGGGCACGGTTGGCGGAGAATATCTCTACGCGGTGAATGGCACTGACAGCGCGCGGCTGTTCGACGGATCGACTTGGACGACGATAACGGGGGTTTCAACCCCGGCAATCACAGGCGTAACGACTTCAACGCTTTCCTATGTGTGGAAGCACAAGAACCGCCTCTGGTTTGTGAAGAAAAACAGCAAGTCGGCCTATTACCTGCCCGTGGATTCAGTCGGTGGCGCGGCGTCCGAGTTTTCGCTTGCTGGCGTGTTTCAGAAGGGCGGATACCTGCTTTTCGGCTGCACATGGTCTGAAGATGCGGGCGACGGCATGGACGACCGGGTGGTGTTTGTGTCCTCCGAAGGAGAGGTTGCAGTCTATCAAGGTTCAGACCCTGCCAGCGCCTCTGCGTGGGGCCTTGTGGGGCTGTATTCAATGGCTCCGCCTCGGGGGCCAAAGTGCTTCATCAAAGCCGGTGGGGACGTGATTATCGGCACGGACGACGGAGCAATCCCGCTATCCGCCGTGACGACAAAGGACCCTGCGGCACTTTCGACTGCGGCTGTATCGGCCAAGATCGAAACCTCGTGGCGCAAGATGGCTCGGACGTGGGACGGCGTTCAGCCATGGGAAATGATCAAGTGGCCTGCTGAAAACATGCTTCTTGTCACCCTGCCGCATGACCCGACAACCTGTTTCGTGGCGAATGTCCAGACAGGCGCATGGGCCAAGTACATCGGGTGGGACGTGCAATGTGTCGCGCTGTTCAATAAGAAGCTCTATTTCGCCGACAAGAACGGCTTCGTTTATGCCGCAGAGCAGGGCGGATCGGACAACGGGACCAGCTACATTTCCCGCCTGTCCTACATGCCGACAGACCTAGGCTCCCCTACAGCGTTCAAGTCGGTTGGGCTGATGCGCGGTGTCTTCCAGGCTATCGGAAGCCCCACGGTCCAACTGTCGCTTTCGGTGAACTACGGGATTGCGTTTCCATCCCCTCCGACTATTTCGTCACCCGCTGGCGGATCGGGGGCGGTGTGGGACGTGTCTCTCTGGGACGTTGCCCTCTGGGATGACGATGGACTGAACAGCTTTATCGTCAAGCCAACATACGACACCGGCTGGGTTGGGGTTGGCGCTCAAGGCGAAACCCTCGCGCCCCAAGTGCAGATCGTGGTCAATGGAGCGGGGCGTCCTGACATTGAACTCGTCCAGATAGACCTGCTGGGCGAATCCGGGGCATCAGTAGTTTGACCTACGCAATATCGCTTGAGCGCGGCGACCTGAACTATCAGGAGCTAGAACCTTTGTATCGCCAGCACTACGGCGAAATGCAGCGCAGATTGGCAGAGGCCGAGGTCCATATCGGGGAATACAACCCGAAACTTGCCGACTACTTCACGGCATGGGCGGAAGGTTGGCTGCTGAATTTCGTGGTCAGACTGGATGGAAAGCCGGTTGGCTACAGCAACGTCTATCTGACGAATGACATGCACAACGGCGAACTTATTGCGATGGAGGACACGATTTACATCCTCCCGCAGCACCGCAATGGCATCGGCAGAAAACTTGCCAAAGCCGTCTTGGAAGAACTCAAGGGGCGCGGAGTGAAGCGCCTCGAAATCACAGCAGTCACAGATGTCCGCGCCACCAAATTGTGGGCGCGCATGGGGTTCCGCGAAGTGGCGACCCAGATGCGATACGTGTTCGAAGGGAATTAACAATGTGCGCTCCTAAGGCACCTAAGCCGCCAGATCCTAAAGACACGTCAGCAGCCCAGACCGGGACCAGTGTTGCCACTTCCATCGCAAACACGCTGCTGCAAAACGTCAATCAGGTTGGGGCCGATG